ACCTTACCTCCAATGGATCTGGAGTGGCGACAATTGCTAACGGCACTGTCGGTAACTCAACAGTCACCATTACTGGTCTAGCTAATAGCACAACATATGCTGCTCCGCTTGGAATGATCGTAGAAACAACTACGACATTAAATACTTATGCATTCCATAGACAAGTACCACAAGGAACTGACGTAAGTACTGTAGCTGGAAGTATTACTAACGTTAATACAGTAGCTACCAACATTAGTAACGTTAATTCAGTAGCTGGAAATGCTTCAAATATAAATGCTGTTGCTGGTAACTCAAGTAATATAAATAGTGCTGTAGCTAATGCAAGCAATATAAATAGTGCTGTATCTAACGCAAGTAATATTAATAGCGCTGTATCTAACGCAACTAACATAAATAGTGCTGTATCTAATGCATCGAACATTAATACAGTAGCTGGAAGTATTTCTAACGTTAATACAGTAAGTACAAACCTTACCTCAATTAATGACTTTGCAGATAAGTATCGAATAGCTTCTAGTGCTCCAGGTTCAAATAATGATGATGGAGATCTCTACTACAACACCAGCGATAATAAATTATATATCTACAATGGTAGTTCGTGGGACGTAGCAACTTCACTCAGTAATAGTGGAGGGACTGTTACTGGAGATATTACGTTTAGTGATAGTACTAAGTTACAGCTAGGAACTAGTGAAGATTTAAAAATCTATCATGATGGAAGTAACTCGTATATAGATGACATTTCTGGTACAGGTTCATTAAAAATTAGAACTAATCAACTACTCCTTCAAAATGATAATGGTGATGAAAAGTATTTGATTGCTAATAGTAATGGACAAGTTGAACTCTATTACGACAACAGTAAGAAGCTTGAGACAATGAGTTCAGGTATCACTGTTACTGGTGATATTGATATAGCTAACGGGAGTATATATTTAAGAGATAATTATAAATTACGATGTGGTACAGGGAGTGATCTCCAGATCTACCATGATGGATCTAACACATACTTTGATAATCTAGGGACTGGCAGTGTAGTCAATAGGATTCAAAATGGAGACATATATTTCCAATACTATGACGGTAGCTCTGCCGAAGACATGGCAGTTTTCAAGAAAAACGGAGCTACAGAACTCTATTACGACAACAGTAAGAAGTTTCGTACATATGCAAATGGTGTTATTGGAGATGAAAACATATGGGTTGGTACTGATAATAATAAATTACTTGTTGGAGCTAGTGCAGACTTAGAGATCTTCCACAATGCAACAAACTCATATATAGACAACAATACAGGTCAACTAAATATAAGAAGTTCTGGAGGTATTTATCTTAGGAATACACTTGGAACGGAAAAATATGCAGCTTTCATACATAACGGAGAAGTACAACTCTATTACGACAACAGTAAGAAGTTTGAGACGATGAGTTACGGTGCTCGGTTTACAGATAATTTGTTATTTGACAACCCTGATACGGCTGGTAGAGATGTTCTTTGGGCTGCTGATTACGATTTAATGCGTTGGCACGATAATACTAAAGCTACTTTTGGAAATTCAGATGATCTCGAAATCTACCATGATGGATCGCACTCTTGGATTAAAAACACCACAGGAAACCTTTATATAAATGGTAAAGGTGGAGAAGTACATATTGCTATGGTTCCAGATGAAGGAGTAGAACTTAGGTATAACGACGTTAAGAAGTTTGAGACTAATGATGAAGGTGTAAAGATCTCTGGCTTCCTAGAGATGGAAGATAACCAACGCATCCAAATGGGGACAGGAGATGATCTCCAGATCTACCATGATGGAAGTCATTCAAATATAAAAAATTTAACAGGTAATTTTAGAGTACTATGTGATAATTTTAGAGTCAATTCTGAAGACAATAGTGACAATCTTATTTATGCAGACAAAAATGGAGGCGTAGAACTCTATTACGACGGCAATAAGAAGTTTGAGACATATAGTCACGGTATAAAATTAAATGGTACAAGTCATGTATGGATACAAGACTCTGGAAAATTAATATGTGGAACTGGTTCAGATCTACAGATCTACCATGATGGAACGGATTCTTATCTTCTAAATACTACTGGACAATTAATTTTAAGAACTGCTTCAGTAGACTCTTCAGTTGTATGTAAACCAAATGCAGCCGTAGAACTTTATTACGACGGTGGTTCAACTCCAAAGCTTCAGACAACCAGTACGGGCGCAACAGTTTCAGGAGATACTTTAAAACTAACTGGTGGTGGACATACCAAACTACAAATAGAGACTACTGGTACTGGACATGCAACAGGTATTCAGATTAAACATGCATCTGGTAATGCAGCAGAACAAACATGGCAAATACAAACAGATGGCAGTGCTGATGGAGATTTAAAGCTTAGAAATGCTACTGCTGGAACAGATGCGATAGTTGTCGATCCAAGTAATAAGGTTGGTATAGGTACATCAAGTCCTCGAAGACATCTTCATATTCACGAACCGTCAGCCGCAACCTGTGGGTTGATGTTAACTAATACAGCTACAGGATCATCAAATGACGGTCAAGGATTCCAGTTTAAAGTTGGGTCTGATGGCACAGCAAATATAGATCAAAGAGAAGCTCAGCCTCTTTTATTCGTAATGAATGGGAATACGGCTCTTGAGTTTGATACTTCAAGGAACGCCACTTTTGCAGGGAAAGTAAATGTCTCTGGTGGAACGAGTAAAGCTGATTTACATATAAAATCACATACTAACGCTTGGGAAGGTGGGATCTTATTAGAAGATTCTGCTGGTGGTGATGGTTGGAATATCCATCCTGAGACTAATGGCGATTTAAAGTTTGGATATAATGATGACACAACTCAATCTTTAACTAATCAAACTGCTAGTAGTAAAATTAATTTTACATCTAGTGGTAATTTAGAAATTGTTGATGGCAACCTAGTAGTAGCAAGCGGTCACGGTGTTCATTTTGGTGGTGCTGCTGGTGCTGCTGGAATGACTAGCCAAGTTCTTGACGACTACGAAGAAGGTACTTTCATGCCATCATTGACACAAGGTGGTGACGATGGTAGTGGTGGTGCTGTCAATTACTCATTAAGGTCTGGTCATTATACGAAAATTGGTAATAAGGTTCATGTTGATTTTTATATGTACTTTGCCGCAGGTACTAAATCTACTAATGCTCAGTATATAGTTGGAGGCTTACCATTTACCATTAAAAATTCAAACTATATTAGAGGTGGAGGTTGTACAACATATCATACCCTTGTAACAGATGCTGGTGGATCTAATGCTGTTGCAGCTTTCTATGGAACACAGAATAATACACAGGTAGAAATGTACCAAGGCAGTACACAGGTTAAAGGTGCTGATGGTTCAGATTTAGGTGGCAAATATTTAATAGGATTCTTTGAGTATCTTTCAGCTACTTAGACCGTTAGTACGTCTATAAACTATAGCTAATGTAAACCAGTTAAGCTCGGAGGGCTTTCCTAATCATGGCTTTAAGCGAAGCAATTGAGTACGATAAGATAGAAGTCGTAGGTAAATACAAAGCGATACAAGTCCGTAAAGCAACCGTTATATCTAAAGACGGTAAAGAATTAACAAGATCATTTGAACGGTATGTACTAAATCCTGGTACGTTAGACGCTGACG